CGTAGTTATAATAATTATTTCATGAATGTTGGTGTTGAATCCCTGGCGTCAAAGATACTTTTGCGCCGCATCTAATATTTCCTGAGAGGTAAGCTCTCGATCTGATGCCACATAAACCACTTCATGGTCACCTGTTAAAGAGGGAAAACCTGCTGACATTATCTGAAGGTTCATCACTTCTCCATTAGGATATTCTTCGCGTATTGATGTCACTCCTTTAAGCACAGTGATAACTTTACTTGGCTTACCATTAAAAAAAATGATTACTTTTTTCATATATCACCATGTATTTTTAGGGTTTCTAGCCCCTGCAGGTGGTCGAAAGGGTTCTGTTTGTTCATTTTTTTTCCTCTTTCGAAATTAAAACAAGCATTATACTTTCTTAACGTGTACTGTAACGGTCCATTTGAACTGGAGAAGTCTATGTCTGCACGTAAAAACACTCAATTCCGCCGAAATTATTTAGTAAAATGTCCTTGTCCAAACTGCTCAAAAGATTCCGAACATAGTTACAATCGTGTACAAAAGGGGGCTCAGTTGGTGTGCCCATACTGCTGTGCTTTGTTCAAATCTTCCCAGCGCTTCTAAATAAATTATTAAAAAAATAAGAAGTGATGCTTTTGGAGGCTGCCTAACCTCTTACGCACTTTAGTATTTTATAAGCAGTTAGCTTCTGCTTTGAGACTGTTCATGCAGCAGTCCTGCATTTCATCACATCGGTCAGCAAACTTGATGGTAAGTAAATATGCTGGCCTGTTGTAATGATGTGAGTAATCGAACATCACCTTTCACTGATAAAGTCATGCTGCCTTAAGTAAACTATCTAAAATTATCTATCGCAAAGTGTTACATTTGCAGCGATTGGACCTTTAGTTCCAGCTATGATAGCGAATTTGACTTTTTGTCCTTCAAATAGAGTATTAAATGTTTCTCCCAGCAGGGAAGAAGTGTGAACAAGAACATCTTTACTTCCATCGAGTGGGGAGATAAAGCCAAACCCCTTATCTTCGTTAAACCACTTAACAAGACCTATGATTTTAGATGACATACAAACTCCGTTTGAACATTTCAAACTGACAAGCAAGCTCATGATAAGAAACGTATGCTGGTATATGTATGGACTCAAGAGGAGGGATATCAGAGATAACACCTAGTTATGAGAACGGCTTTTGGAAAAGTTAGATTCATCATCGCAACGAATCAGCCAAACCATTAAGGCACGTGTTGAATGATTAAGCAAATTTTATTTTAGCCTTCTAGAGGTCCGTTGAAATAAGGTTAGCTATTATTAACTAATCCTGTATAGTCAAATCTGGATTACCATTAGGAAAATATTTGTCGCGTAAAATGACAGGAATTGTCAAAAGTTTTGACTTCAAGAGCGGAAAGGGATTGATTATCCCATCAGATGGCAGAAAAGATGTTTTTTTGCAAGTTTCTGCATTAAGTAATAGTGAAAGCCAAACGTTAAAGCCAGGTGTTCGTGTTGAATTTTATCGTATAAATGGACTTAGTGGTCCGATGGCTGCAAATATATTTGTTTCTTAAAGTAAGATAATATTGAGCCAAATATAAAGTGCGCATCAAAAGTACGGAAGATTATATATCTGTTTGTTCTATCAATTTTCTCCCCTGATTTTTTACATTTCCAACATCACGGGCCACCGCATGCCAGATAAACATCTCAGCTGGCACAGTGCCGTCGGCTGCGATCTCTTCAGCTTCTTTCCCACCTATTTCTTGTTGCATCCATTCCCGAGCCGCTTCAGGTGACAGAACAAGCGGCCGCCGATCGTGAATATCGACCAGACCTTTATCAGCTGCAGACGTCACAATCAGAAAACCTTCTGCTTCATCGCCGCGCTCAAATGGCGTGCTTCCGATCGCCGCCATGAATATGGGCTGGCCGTCGGAACGGTGAATAAAGTAGGGCTGTTTCTTGTCACCTTCCTTCTTCCATTCAAACCATCCGTCGGCAAAGCAGATCGCCCGGCCATGCTGCCATAACGGCTTGAACATCCGGCTCGTGGCCGCAGTTTCGACGCGCGCGTTTGTCAAAGGTGCTTTATCCCACCATCCTGGCGCGTAACCCCACAACACAGGATCGAGGTGCAATTGCTCGTCGCGTTCGCTCAGCAGCAACACCTTTGTGCCGGGTGCCACGTTGTAACGTCCGATTGGTTCAGGGTCGTACGCGATGTCGCGATCGGCTTCATCGGCCAGGTAAGCCAGATATTCTTCACGGGTTTGTGCTTGTGCAAAACGTCCACACATAGAAACCTCCAGTCAGTCAGACTGAAAGTATAGGGCAGAGAGAAAAAGAGGTACGTACTGAGAAAAGTTAGGGGCAAATTTAGGGGCAAAAATGCGGAATAGGGGCAAAAAAAGGGCACTGAAAATGTAGGTCTGGGTAGCTTTAGGGAGAAGTTATTATGCTATAACTAATTGAATAAGTAGAGAAAATAAATGATATCAATGAGTTGGGAAAATCAGCGTAGCTTATTCAGGTTGTATTGCTCTTTCTTGTTAATTTCTTGATTTTGCGACATTTATAGTTTACTCAAATCTCAAAGGGGGCACCGGTGAGGCAAATATGCCCATCAGGGCACCAGCATCGCAATATGGTACGGATTGCGGCGACGAAAGCCAGCACGTTTTACCCTTGTGCACCCGTTTTCTTGAGATATTTTCCTGCCATAAAATTGGTGACGATAAGCACGGGAATGGCAATGAACCTGGGGATATCTGAACCATCAAGCCATTCAGTGCTTATCTGGTTAGCAAGCGCTATACAGCCGTAGACGTTGATTAACATAAACCAGGGTATTACGAAGATTCTCACGGCTATCATCCTTATTCTTGATTATGTTGAGTAATATTGCGCTGAGAAGAGAGAAAAGCAACGGTCACTGACAACCTGAAATCAGTGGTGAACTCCAGCGCGTTTTTCGGTACTCCTGCTAATCTTTTCATTGGTACACAGGGAGCATTAGCATGAAGAATAAAGACGAACAAACAGGATTGGTTGGGTTAGCGATTGGTGCGGCAGTCATTGGCCTGGTATCGTCGCAAAAGCATATCAACCGTGAAAGCATTGTCGATGAACTGATCAGGCTCGGCAGGCAGAAGGGCGATGGCGTGGAAGATGAGGTATTCGTTAAGGCGGCTGAACTCGTGAGAAAAGGGGTATAGGCGATGGCTGAAATTCGTCATGCGCAGTGTCATTGCGGCGCGGTGGCATTTACCGTTGAGCTAACTGACGGGCTGAAAACCGCGCGGCGCTGTAGCTGTTCTTTTTGCCGGATGCGGGGAGCGGTCGTGGTTTCCGCACCGTTATCCGGTATTAGCGTCACCAGAGGCAAGGACAAGCTCACCGAGTACCGTTTTAACACCGGAACAGCACGGCATTTTTTCTGCTCGGTATGCGGCATTTATACCTTTCATCAGAGACGCTCTAACCCTGACCAGTACGGCGTTAACGTCGCCTGCTTCGAAAACGTCTCGCCTTTTGATTTCAAGGAGGTGGTGGTAATGGATGGCGTCAACCACCCGATGGACGGCGACAGCGGTATATTTGGCTATCTGTCGTTTCGTCAAAACGAGGTGGATTAATCAGCGTCCAGCACGTTTAACAGTTCACCAAGATGGTGAACGATGCCGCCTACATCAAAAATCAGCGCGATCCAGACGCAGCCTAACAGGGCCAGAAGAACGAGAGATACTCGGGTAAACACGCAATATCCTTATTTTATCAAAGTGCAGTATTTACTGTACTTTGATCTCCTTAAACTTGCCCTTAACGACGCCGTCATAAAACCTGCCTTTTGAGACCACGCTCAAAAAATCAGAGAAAACTCGCGAGGGAACGCGCTGATATTGCAGCGTGGTACGGTCGCGAAAGCGGATTTCGAGCGTTGCACTTTTTTCATCGTAGGCAACGGAGGCAATTCGTGATGATTTGACTGGATGATGAACCATGGTGAGATGCCCCTTACCGCGCTGACAGGAGCGTTAATCATCTTACAGGAGGGGGCAACTGTGCAAGTTGAAACTATTATAACGTTTACTGTTTAAATATATAAAAGGTTAGCCCGCAGGAGCCTGCGGGCTATTACACTTAGAACTGGTAAACCAGACCTAACGCTACAACATCATCAGTGCCGATGCCGTTGTTTTTGTAGAATGAATCATCTTCATCCAGCAGGTTGATTTTATAATCAACATAGGTAGACATATTTTTGTTGAAATAGTAAGTTGCGCCGATGTCCGCATATTTAACCAGATCCTGGTCGCCCTGGCCGTTGCCCAGATCTTTCCCTTTGGACTGCAGGTAAGAAATAGCTGGGCGCAGGCCGAAGTCGAACTGGTATTGTGCCGTTACTTCGACGTTCTGCGTTTTATTTGCAACCGCGTTTTCATTGTCACCGTACGGCGTCATGTTGCGGGTTTCAGAATACATTGCCGCCAGGTAGATGTTGTTCGCGTCGTATTTCAGGCCCGCCGTCCATGCGTCCGCTTTGTCACCGCCAGCGGTGGTATAGGTCACCTGGTCATTGGTACGGTCGGAAGAGGTGTAAGCGGCACCTGCGGTGATACCCATGCCGAAATCATAGGTGGTGGAGATACCAAAACCGTCACCGTTCTCGTGGCGAGTATCGCGCCCGTTGTTCGTACCTTCCTGGTTGTTGCTGGCGTCTTCGTTATTACCCTGATACTGCAGCGCGAAGTTCAGACCCTGCACCAGGCCGTAGAAGTCGGTATTGCGGTAGGTTGCCACGCCGTTGGCACGACCGGTCATGAAGTTATCCGCTTTAGTGTAGGAGTCGCCACCGAACTCTGGCAGCATATCGGTCCAGCCTTCCACGTCGTACAGGACGCCGTAGTTTCGACCGTAGTCGAATGAACCGTAGTCGCCCACTTTCACGCCCGCAAACGCCAGACGCGTCCAGGACTGGTTATCAGAGCCTTCAGTATTGTTAGCCTGAACGTTGTACTCCCACTGCGCGTAGCCCGTCATCATGTCGTTGATCTGGGTTTCGCCCTTAAAGCCCAAACGCATGTAGGTCTGATCGCCATCAGCACCTTTGTCGTCAGAGAAGTAGTGCAGACCATCTACTTTCCCGTACAGATCCAGTTTATTACCGTCTTTGTTATAAATTTCTGCAGCTTGTGCAGCGCCAGCCATTAACAGCGCTGGAATCACGAGGGCCAGTACTTTTCTTTGCATTGTGATATTCCTTTGCAATCATTTTTATTTAATTACTGAGTGAACTTTCCGAACTGGAAAGAGGTCACATGCTAAATCACTCCAGTGGAGGAGTAATAAAATATAATTGTTACGATTTAAGTAAAATCTCAACCAAATAATGCCGCTGACATCATGATTGATTCCGTGAATGATTTGTCTTCAATTATACAAAATTAAAATTATTAAATACTTTGCGAAAAGAGTAGTCTTCGGCCCGTTATATGCCTTTAAGATGTCTTATTCCATAATTCACATGAATGCTTTTTAATGTATTAAAAGGTTATTCTTTGATTATCTGGATAGCCCGATGTAAATACATCGGGCTTTTTTTACGGCAAAAAAATGCCCGGACGCGCCGGGCAGTGAAGTTATTCGCTAGCGGACTTTTCCGCTTTCCCGGCCATTTGCGCCAGGAAGTCATAGCGTTTTTGCAGATCGGCCGCGGCATCTTTCCAGAGCTGTTCCGCAACGTCTGGCTGCTGCGCGTTGAGACGGCGGAAGCGCTGCTCTTGCATCAACGTCTCCGCGAGCGCATCCGAAGGCGGACGTGAATCCAGTGCCAGCGGCAATTTACCTTCATCGGCGCGGCGCGGGTCAAAGCGGTAGAGCGGCCAGAAGCCGGTAGCCGTCAGCTGACGCATCTGATCGTGGCTGAGCGCAAGGTCGTAACCGTGCTCCT